AGATTCTGGTGGTAAAGTAATTTTAGAAACTGGAGATTTACTAAGAATGGATTGCTCTGTTACTGATAAGATTTCTGGAACATTAAGTATTATGGAGATCACATGATAACAACACCTCATTTTCAAGGCACACATTTATGGGATAGGTTGTGTTGGGCGAAAGAAAACCTACAGCCTTATCAAACAAAATATTGCGTGGTGTGGGAAGATCAAAATGAGCCTGATGCTCCTGCAAAGGTAACTCATCCAGATCCTAATTGGATGGCTTGTGCTTTACAAGGCGGTATATTACCAGATGTAAGAGTATATTGGGAGTTAGCTAAAGACGAAGCTAAACCTGATTTTAAAAAACATACAAGAGGTTATCTTTTACATAATACAAAACCAATAGATGCAATGACAGAAGAACAAGCGATTGAATATGCAATTATGAAAGACATACCTGGTCATGTTTGGCAAAATTGGGATAAGGCTAACAAACCAAGAATGGTTATATGCACAAGATCGCAATTACCAAGCACAAGAACATGGCGAAACTCATGGAAAATATCAGAAGAATTAACAATAACAAAACAAGAGGTGGCATAAATGGCAACTAACATTATTGATAAAGATGGAAATAGTATTGATGCTTCAACAGCAACAGTACCATCTGACAGACATTTCAGAAATGCTTGGTCATTATCTGGCAAAGTTATAACCGAAGATTTAACTGCATCTAAAGTAATCTTTAAAGATAAAATAAGGGAAATTAGAAAACCTTTATTAGAAGCAGAAGATGTTGTTTATATGAAAGCGTTAGAAGCTGATGATGCAAGCGCAAAAACTGCAAGCGTAAATAAGAAAAAAGAACTTAGAGATGCACCAGCTGCACAAGCTATTACAGATGCAGACACAATAGAAAAATTAAAAGCTGCCTGGAATACAAGCTTACTAGGTGCAAATCCTTATTCATAGGAGTAGAGATATGTTTAATAATATTGGTAAGAAAGCAGATTCTACAAGTTTTGAAGCTATCATACAACAACATGAAAATACTGTTACTGGATCATTAACTATTGATGCAACTAACAATGCTTTGTCTTGTGGGCCAGTAACTATTGCATCAGGCACAACTGTAACCCTTTCTGGGAATTGGACAATAGTATGAGTAGTGAATTAGTATTAGATGAATTAACTGGTAGAAGCTCGGCTGGAAGTATAGCTGTAACTGCTGAGGGTGGCACAGCAACAACTAATCTGCAAGGTGGGTTGGCAAAGGCTTGGCTTACTGGTTCATCTGCTGCTAGTGGTAATGTTCCAACAGCAGTCGATAGTTTGAATATGTCAGGTTTAACTGATGATCTCGCCGGAAAAATGACTATGAGTTTTACAAATAATTTTAGAGTAAATCTAGGTTATACCTCTGGTGGAAATGCTTGTGATACTGCTGACCAAACAGCATACCAATATCAAACAGTACCTTTACAAGATGGCGTGGTACTTACTGGTAGTGTTCAGCTAGTTATGTTGTATGTTGGTGCTAGTGCATCTGGCATAGCAGATAATGCTTATTTCAATTCTGTTTCACATGGAGATTTAGCATGAGTAGCATATTAAAAGTAAATACTCTTACTGGTGTATCTACAGCAGGATCAATCTCTGTTACTGGCGAGGGAAATTCAACAACAACAAATCTACAGCAAGGGTTGTGTAAAGGTTGGATTGCTTATGCACTAGATACAACAAGTCCAGTAGTTGCTGATTCTTTTAATTTTACTGTGCAAACAGATCATGCAGCAGGAGATACGACTTATGCGATTACAAACAACATGAGAGCAGCAGAAGGATATACTGTAAGTGGTAAAGCTGCTCCAGCAGGTGATACAACATCTTTTGTTTACAGTCCTCAACCATTACAAGATGGCTCTGTTACAACAAGCTCTTTAAGGATAACTGTAAACTATGCAGGAGCAAGTTCTGCAAACTCTGGAGATTATGACTATGTATCAAATAATATACATGGAGATTTAGCATGAGTACATTAAACGTAGATGCTTTGGTTGGTGTTACTTCTGCTAATGCTATTACAGTTAGAGGTGAGGGAACAGCTACTACAAGTTTACAGCAAGGTTTGGTTAAATCGTGGATTAGTGCAAACTTTGCAACTGAAGCATATTTAGACAGTTTTAATCAATCAACTTTAAATGATATAGCTGGTGGATCATACCGATTTACAGTAACTAATAATTTTGCAAATGCTAATTATGCTTGTGGAACTGAGGCTAGATATGTTGATGCTAATGGTATAAATACCATGACACAAGAAAATGATTTTACAAGAACAACATCACAGTATCAGGCATTTTGTTCTAATGATGGTGCATCTGTATCATCAGCAGATACAGTGCATTACCAATCTTTATTAGCAGGAGATTTAGCATAATGGCTAAACCTAGTATTCAATCTGTTAAGGCTGAACTAGATACACTTGCAGCACTTAGCCAGGAAAGATTTATAGAGCTTCTTAATAGAACAAAGAGATTAGAGAATGTACTAATCGGCACAGCTGCAACAACAATAGCTTTACTCATAAGCATTATTCTAAAAAACTAACTACTACATATAAGAGATTTAAAGATGGTTGTCGCAGAGATCTTAACTGGGATTGCTCTTGTGCAAAAATCAGTAGATTTCATAAAGAGCAACATAGGTACAGTCAATGATATAAAAGATATAGCTAAACAGATAGATGGATTCTTTGAGGGCGAAGCTCAAATGAATAAGAACGCTGGCAAAGGTATGTCTATTGCTGAACAGTTTGGATCTGTTGAATCAAGCGCAAGTGATTTCATTGATAGGAAATTACTTGAAGAAAAAAGAAATGAATTAAAAAATTTAATTAATCTTAGATTTGGTCCTACTGCATGGGATCAGATCATAGCTGAACGAGCAGACAGAATAAACAAGGTTAAAGAAGCTAAGAAAATTCAACGTATTGAAGCTCGTCAAAAACAAAAAGAAATAATTGATACTATTCAAACAATGGGAATTGTTTTTTGTGTAGTTGCTGTATTAGTTATTGGTGTTGTTCTTACATTTAAAGCATATGGCAAAGGTAAAATTTATAACGCTCCTAAAGATTACACCAGGAAACAAAAAATACAGCGAGGAGAAATTATTGAGCCAATAATGACAACTTGCAGATTAATGCAACAAAAAGTTTTCAAAGATAAAATGGCTTGTATTTATATTGGAGCGCAAAAAACTTATGAGCTTGAATTTACAGATATCTCTATTGGCTGTCCTAGAAGTTATAAATGTGTATTAAGCCCAAATGGCAAAGAGCCTAACATAGATCAAGTGATGGAAAGCCTACGGAGTATAGCAAAATGACAGCTTTTTTATTAGCGTGCTATATGGGATCGCAACTCAATGCGAGTATTTATTTTAGGTCTGTAACGGATTGCAGTTACTATGCAGAAAATTTAAGCGACCAACAATTTGATACAGAAAACAGCACACAAAAATATAATTGTATTTGCAAGCTTGTTCCTCAAGTAGATCCAAAAAGAGTTAAGGTTTACTAATGACAGAAGAAAAAAAGAAAATTGTTAATATAGACATAGGACAAAATAGTTTTGAATTGTCTTTGCGGATTTTGGGAAATGAGTTTGTAGCTATTAAGATAGGATCAACAAACTTCAGCGGTAAGCTTATTGCTGGTGGTATTTTACTTTTGTTCTTTACACTTGTCTTACTAGAAGGCTTTGGCCTTAACGAAATATTAATAAAATAAGGAAAGGAATGATAATGCTTCAAGCGTTAATAGGTCCTATAGCAAACTTAGCTTCATCCTGGATGAGTTCTAAAGTTGAAAAAGTAAAAGCAGATGGACAAGCCAAAGTAGCAGAAGCAAAAGCCAGAGCAAGTGTAGCTGAGAAAGTTGCAGCTGGTGAAGTTGCCTGGGAAAAATCTATGGCAGATGCAAGCGATAATTCTTGGAAAGATGAATTTGCTCTGGTTGTTTTATTAGCTCCAGCAATTATGGTGTTTATACCAGGTATGAAAGAATATGTTAAAGAGGGGTTTGTTGTTTTGAATGAATTGCCAAACTACTACCAGCATCTTCTTTATATAGCAATTAGTGCGAGCTTC